CCAACGTTACGCCGTTTGTTTGAATTGTTGGGGTGATAGGTAATAAACAAAAAACCAAAACCAAATGACGAATAATGACATTTTAAAAGACCAGATGGTTGCGGCACTTGAAAAAACCTTAGGCATTGTAACCAAGGCCTGTGAAATGGTGGGTATTAGTCGCGAAACCCATTACAGATGGTTACGTACTGATGAAGTTTATAAAGAAAAAGTTGAATCAGTTGGTGACATCGCTCTTGATTTTGCGGAAAGCGAACTATTCAAGCAGATAAAAGAAGGCAATATTACGGGTGTTATTTTCTTCCTCAAAACCAAAGGCAAAAAACGCGGCTACATTGAGCGCTCCGAATTTGACCATACGACCAAAGGCGAAAAAATAAACGTATCAATCAATATAGCGGGTGACGACCTGAATAGTGATGACATCGAGTAGGATAAATAATTTGATATATGATACAAAGGTAGTGCGCACCACCTTAGGCGGGTTAACCAAGCGTCGCAAGATGGTTGTTCAGCAAGGCGGCACGAGCTCTGGAAAGACCTTCGGCGTTTTAATTGCTCTTTACTTATACGCTATTTCACAAGAAGAAAGCCAATTAATTAGTGTTGTTGGTTGCACCTTGCCGCACCTTCGCAGGGGTGCTTTGCGCCAATGGTTGACCATTTGCGAGGAGATGGCATTTGATGGTGAGTTTAACAAAACAAACTTGACCTTTCGTTTAGGAAAATGCACTATCGAATTTTTTTCCGCTGATGATAACAACAAAGTACGAGGCGGTAAAAGGGATGTACTATTTGTCAATGAAGCAAATCTTATCAATTATGAGCGATACCGACAGTTAGCTATCCGTACCGAACAAACCGAGATAATTGACTTTAACCCAGTAGGTGAGTTTTGGTTTCATGAAAAGATAGTCCCGTTCCAAGATGACTTTCTTTTCAGAATAACAACCTATAAGGATAACCCAACCGTATCTGATAAGGTCAAGGCTGATATTGAGCGGTTGAAGGAATCAGACCCGATGCTTTACAGAATTTATGCTGAAGGAAAAACAGGCAGAATACAAGGCCTTGTTTTTGAAAATACAAAGGTAGTGGACGTTTGGCCGCAACTAAAAAAGCGGGCATACGGGCTGGACTTTGGCTATTCCAATGACCCTACGGCGCTTGTTGAATGCGGAATTGCATTTGGTGAACTCTACACGCGGGAAATAATCTATGAAACAGGATTGATAGTGCCTGATATTTCAAAGGCGATGCAGGACGCGGGAGTAAAAAGGAATGATGAAATTTTCGCCGATGCTGCTGACCCAGCGAGCATTGAGCAATTAAGGCGCGAGGGTTGGAACATCCGCGCAGCTAAGAAGGGCAAGGGTTCCATCCTTTTCGGAATTGACCTAATCAAACATCACGGCCTTAACATTCATAAAAATTCCATTAACTTTGTCAAGGAATCCCGTAACTATAAATGGAAGGAAAACATGGATGGCGACTTACTTAATAAACCAATTGATAACTTTAACCATTGCTTTGACGCGCTCAGGTACTACGCCGTTATGAAGTTGAGCCGAAAAAATTCGTTTATTCAATTTGCAGGATAAATAATGACCAACTAATAAATAAAAAAATGCTTGAATATTATATTGAATTACTACGCCATACGATAGCCAATAAGGTATTCCACAGGCACTATGAGCGAATAAACAAGGTGGCCGAATTTTCGCGCCAAATGGTGACGGGCGAAGGGCAAGAGGAGTTGATTGTGAGCTACAAGGCGCGCGAAACCGATGAGCAAAAAAAGCAGCGAATTAAGATAACTAATAGCTTAACACGCTATGCCACCAACCAAGTTAGAAATTACTTCCGAAAGGTTGGCCGCGTGGATAATATAATCAAGGAAATCAAGCATGAATCCGAGGAAGCAGCCACGCAAATAGATGCTGCTTTGTCTAACTTTTTCGCAGGTGGCAGCGCGTGGGATTACGTGTTGAGGAACGGCGAAATGAAGGGGTTTCTTGACCCTAATGGACTTTTGATAATTGAGCGAAAAGACATCCGCGGTGCGCTTGGTGAGATAATCGAAACCAAGGTCTATCCATTTGAAGTGAGCAGCCGCGATGTTGTCAACTGGTCAACAGTTAACGGTGAAATTGAATGGGTGATAATTAAGCAGCACGGCGTTGAGGTAATCCAAACTGGCAGTGGTTCAAGTTATTACGAGCGTTTGGAGGATGTCACCGATTACTACCTATACGCGCCTGGTTATGTTATAAAATTAAAGCAATTTGTAAATAAGCGCCCTACTGAATTAGCTCAAAATGAATCAGAGGTTACAATAGCGACCAAGGACGGCAAGCAATTGTACTTTATCCAAGGTATTTACGAGAACGGAACGCTTGAATTACCCGTTATTCCATTTGGCGCGTACTTGGACGAAAAAACGGATGGCAAGACAAGGGTTAGCGCACTTGATGCAGCAGAGGAAGTGTTTATCGACCTTATTAACGTAAAAAGCGAAGCCGACCTTACACGCGCCCTTCATACATTCCTGCAAAAAATTGCCTATGCTCCGAAGTGTAATTTTGAAAACGACCAGGGCGACTATTGTTCTGGCGGTTATTTGGCCAACAGCGGTGACGTCTGCCCGAGTTGTTCGGGCGCAGGCGTTAAGGTGCATTTGACAACGCAAGATGTTATTTTAATTGCCCTCCCAGACGACAAGGAAACCTTTTTCCCTCTTCAAGATTTTGTCCATTATGTCAACCTTCCTGACTGGTTACCAAAGTGGCAGCATGATGAACTATTGGAAAAAACTATCAAGCGTATAAGCCTTGCGATTTTCAACACGGAAATTTTTCAAGCGCCACAGCTTACTCAGACGGCCACGGCGGCAGTAATTGAGTACGATAAAATTTACGATGCTATCCGCCCTTTTGCGAATCATTTGTCTAAAATGTGGACAAAAATTGCGACAATAACCGCGCAGTATTTGGAGCTATCAGACGGCTTCAGCGCTCGCCATTCCTTCCCGTCAGATTTCAAAATGAAATCTGAAACGGAGCTAATTAATGAGTACAAAATCGGCAGGGAAGCGGGATTGTCAATCGACGTACTAAATTCAATTGAGAACGACTTGCTATCTAAAAAATACGTGAACTCACCTAAGCAGGTCCGCGAAATTCAGGCATTGAGGAAATGGAAGCCATTTGACGGGCTATCTACTGAAACAATCAGCTTTATTTTATCCAGCCGCCAAGCATCTGACCCTGACCGAATTTTGTACGAGAATTTTTCAGCCATTAGCCGTGATATCGTGTGGGAGTACGACGGCAACTTTCACGCGCTGCCATTGCCGCTTCAAAAGCAGGTTGTTTATCAAAAGGTGGACGACATGGTGGCAACTATTCAACCAGTCACACAGCAACAAACGGGCAGCCTATTTTTTGATGACACGCAGGTATAATGAGCAGAGCGAAATACAGCAACGAAAGAAATAAATTTATCAGAGCCGCGCAAGCACTTTTGATGCGCAAAACACGCGCCATTCAAGCGAGCCTTTATAGCCGTTTATTCCAATGGACAAATAACTTAGAAGCCGAAAATCAGGTAATCAGTTATTCGCAGCGCAATTTTGGAGCGATTAATCAAATTATCCAGATAACTAACAGCATACCTGCGAACGAGGGCGCAAAACTCGCAAGTTGGATGGGTAATAAAATAATGAGCCTTTTTGGGTTAAATAGGCAATACTTTAACTCATTCCTGAAATACGATTTTAAAGAAGTTGACGCGCGGGCACGTGAAAAAACCTTGGTGCGCTTAGGGTTTGACATCCAGAAAAAACAGATAACAAAGGGCGGTTATTTATGGGAGGTGGCTAATACGTTAAATATCGGCCAATCAATAGCGGAAAAAGTAAACAATGCAATCGGGCAGCGGATGGGCTTGAAGGAATTTAGAGATAACTTGAAGAATGATTTTGTTAACCCACAAGGCTTAGGTATGGTTGAGCGGCATTTTTACACCAAGACCTTTGACATTTTCCAACAGCAAGACCGAGCCATAACCCTTGATTATTCAAATGAATTAGGGCTGGATTATTTCATCTACTCAGGCACGGAGATGAGCCGCACGCGGCCATTTTGTGAAGAAAGAATAGGGAAAATTTACACCCGGGAGGAGGTGGAAAGTTGGCGGAATTTGACATGGGAAGGCAAGAACACCAATTATGACCCGTTCCTTGATTGTGGAGGCTACAACTGTCGCCACAAATTGGACGCAATTGACGCGGCAACGGCTGAATTTATACGCAATAGGCGATAAAATGAGATAAAAATAGGCGATATGATAATTAGTAATATAGTGCATAAGCTAACCGTTCATCCTGAAAAGCAATACGGCACGCGGAAAATCAGCGATATTGACAAGATAATCGTTCACCATTCAGCGACCAATAGCGGCACGCCTGATGGCTTTGCTGATTACCACGTTCAAAAAAAGGATTGGCCGGGCATTGGTTATCATGCCGTAATTGATGCAGATGCTAACATCTACTTAACCAATAATTCAACCACTATCAGCTACAACTGTAGCGGTCAGAACGCGACATCCATCGGGATTTGTCTGATTGGCAACTTCGAAAAAACCGAGCCGACAACCGAACAACTAAACGCATTAATTCACATCATAAAATTTTACAATGAACTCACCGAAAAAACCCTCCCTATTTACGGGCATTGCGACTTTCGTAAAACAAGCTGCTGCGGGCGCAACTTATACGCTCAACTTGAGCAGGTTCGTCAACAAATCGAAGAAAAATAAAGAGGTACAGGAATTGATGAACGCAAAAATTTACCACAGCCTATGGACTGACTTTCAACTATTACAGCTTCTATTTAAGCAGCAAAAAGAGGAGGTATCGCAACTTCACCAATTAATACAGGATGTGTTGGACATTGCGGAGGTGTCCATCGAAAATAAAAATAAGCTGATTGAGCAATACGAAAAATCGCAAAGTTGGCAGGTAGTAAATAGCGAGGCGGTGGATTATGGACAGGCACTGGGCGAGCACTCAGCATACGACCGAATTTACACCTTTGTAAAATACGACTACTCAAAAATAAAAAAGCCAAAATTAAAGAACTACATCGACCTAAATAACAAAGGTGAATGAGTTATCAATTTTACATAACGCCTGAAGGAGGCAGCCAAACGAGGGTTTATCCTGCGTATGATAGTCTGAATTTCACGTACCGAAAGGAGGACGGGCAGGTGTTTTATCGGTTCAGTTGTGATGCTGAATTGACGTTTTTTGATACGAAAAGCCAACAGGATTTCACGACCCTTTACGCACTGGAATCAAGCGGCGACAGGTGCGCTCAAATTGAGCTTCTGATAAAGAAGCGATGCGAAGGGCAATGGGTGGATTACTTTACAGGTTATCTGAACTTATCAGACGGCAATTGGGATTTGGACGGCAAGAAAGTGACTATTCCGATTTCAAATAATGATGAGTATACTTGTTGGTTTGTCGATTTGAAAAAGGAGGTAAACTTATTTCAGATACCGACCAACAACAGGGTATCGGCCAAGCTGTATGTTGGTACATTTGAATTTTCAGCACCACAAACGGGCGCTGTATCTCCGCCATTCAGCTACAACGAGGGCACTCTGGACATCTCAAAGGGTTGGACGGTTTATGAGCATTTATCAACAGGTACAGGCAATACAGCCACAACAACATGGGTGCGGGAAAATGCAGGCGGTGTGCTTCCTGAAGGTGATGGATGGGAGTTTGATACCATTGATTTAATTTACGCAAGAAAGCCTGCTACCTATAAAACACTTGATGTTCAGGAATCAAATTTA